TGCAGCACCCGTAGCTCCGGTGGGTCCGGTAGCGCCAGTCGCACCAGTAGCTCCAGTATCTCCTCTAGGTATGGTGAATTTGAAACTAGCTGCTGAGCTTGACCCTTCATTACTAACACTAGCATTAGAGCCAGCAGCTCCAGTAACAGTTGAATCAACACCTACTGTTGCAGCAGCACCTGTGGCACCTGTGTTACCAGTTGCACCTTGTGGACCTTGTATACCCTGTATACCTTGAATACCTTGTGAACCAGTCGCTCCAGTATCTCCTTTATCACCAGTTCTAGCAAATGTAATGACTAAATTTTCGTTAACACCAAAAGTTGCAGATCCTGACACATAAGAACAATTTACTTTATGGTAACCAGTGGCTTCTGTATTAGTTCCTGAAATAGTATATAAACGGAAGTTATCAGGATCAGCTTCTTCACTAATTCTAAAGTGACCTTTTATAGTAGATGTAGAATCATCTATTGTTCGCAGATATGGTTGTATATCAGTCCCTTGCTTATCAGTATCATCAATATATAAAACTGTAGCATTCCCAGGGTTACTATTTAAAGCTAATTTACCAGGGCCTGGATCAGCATCGCTACTAGAAGTATTAAATTGATATTCAAACGTAGCTCCACCAAATGCACCGGTATTACCTGTTGCACCTGTAGGGCCTTGTGGACCAGTAGCACCTGTAGCTCCTTGTATACCCTGTATACCTTGTGCACCAGTAGCACCTGTAGCTCCTTGAGGACCAGTGTTACCTTGTGGCCCTTGTGGCCCTTGTGAGCCTGTAGCACCTGTATCACCTCTAGGTATAGTGAATCTAAAGTCTGCTGCTGAACTAGTACCTTGGTTACTTACACTGGCATCTGTTCCAGCACTTCCTGTTACAGTTGAGTGTATACTAACAGAAGCTGCAGTACCTGTTGCACCAGTAGCACCTTGTGGGCCTGTAGCACCTGTAGCACCAGTTGCTCCTGTATCACCCTTAGGTATAGTGAATTTAAAGTTAGCAGCAGAACTTGATCCTTCATTCGTTACACTAGCATTTGTACCAGCGTTTCCTGTTACCGTTGAATGAACACCTACTGTAGCAGCTGTACCTGTTGCTCCAGTAGCACCCGTTGATCCAGTTGCTCCGGTAGCTCCTTGAGCACCTGTATCTCCTTTAGGAATGGTAAACTTGAAGTTAGCTGCTGAACTAGTACCTTCATTTGTAACACTAGCACTTGTACCAGGATTACCTGTACTAGTAGAATGTACACTTATTGTAGCTGCTGAACCTGTGTTACCTTGAGGACCAGTTGCACCTTGTGACCCTGTAGCGCCCTGAGCTCCTGTATCTCCTTTTGCTCCTGTCGCACCCTGTGGACCTGTAGCTCCTGTTGGTCCTGTAGCACCTTGCGGTCCAGTTGCACCAGTAGATCCTGTTGGTCCTACTAGTGTTGTTGCTGAACCCCACGATGCATTAGTCTTAGGACCGTAGATAGCATCGTTAGTAGTATCTATATAGATATCTCCTTCTCTACCTAAAGTAGCTGCAGGAGCACCTGTGCCGTTTATTGTAGCTTCTTCATTCTTTGGATTATCTGAATCATCTACCTCTTGAGCTGCGTATAAAGTTTGATCTATATTATTATTTAAGTCACTAGCTCTTATATTAGAACCTGTAGAAAACACTGCTTTAGGTGTGTCTACATCTGACTCTCTATAAATTAATATCTTAACTCCATTTAAAGGAGCACCTGTTGCAGCCTGGGTATTAGTCTCTAAAGTAGTTAAACTACCACTAATAGTGTTGAATTGGATGGATGTGGCTGTTGGAAATGTATATTTAGTTGTAGCTAAGGTTGCACCGTTTAGTGAAACCTTAACATCAGTATTCTTAAAATAAGGAAATGTGAATGAATACGTCTTTAACGTACCATTTCCTGTATATGATTTAGTTGTTGTAGCCATTAATCATCCTGATAATTTAATTAATTAGCAATTTCTTTAATAGTTATGTACGATTTACCAGTATTTAGACCATAGTACTGGTCATTTGCATTCATTTGGAAATCCGCAGTACCACTTGGTGCTCTACCTTGTACTTTGAATATTTTTTGATTTGTATTGCTATTAGTATAAACAGTAGTCAATAATATAGGTTGGTTTTGTTGAGCACTGTAATAAGCATAAACAGACAAATTTGACGCATAACCATAATGAATGCCCATTGCTCCATCTAAATCGTTACCACTATTATCTAATTCATATCTTATTTCAAAGTACGCTGAATTAGGATTACCACTTGGCCTACATCTAAGTAGTGGTCTAGCTTCTATCAAAAGAAGAGAACTACTGGATTTAGGTGTATATGTTATCTCTAATCCACTATCATCCCAAGTATTATTTGATGTAAATTCTTTCTTAGTAGTAGTACTAGCATAACCAAAACCAATCTGAAAACCTGCTGGAGCTGCTTCTGCCAGCGTGGCCCAAGTTAATCCACCAGCTGCACTTGATTTAGCAGTTAATACATCATCATTAGTTGGAGCATTATCTATTTTTAAATTCTCTTCCTTAATTGTATCAGCTGCAATCTTAGGGCCTATAATAGTAGCTTGAGCTATTTTTTCACTTTGAATAGCTAAATCAGCTATATGTTGATTGTCTATACTTCCATCTACATAGTGCTGACTATCTGTACAATCATTTGCAAGCTGAGTACCTGTAACAGTACTATTTGCGAGCTTACCGCCTGTGATAGTAGTGTTAGCTATCTTCTCATTTTGGATAGCTAAGTTAGCTATATGTTGATTGTCTATACTTAGATCAACATAATGATTACTATCTATACTGTCATCTCCTAAAGCATTCCGTACAGCTGTTGCTGATAATGTCCAATCATTAGCACTATTAACAGTAACATGGTTTTTACTACCTGTAGTTAAAGCTAATCCTGTACCTGATGCCGTTGTACTAGCTTGTTCTTGTTCTTGTATAGCGTAGAGTGTTTGTTTTGCTGAATCGTTTAAATCTTGAGCACGTATAGATGCTCCTGTTTGGAAAGTTATCTTACTCTTATCAATATCAGTGTCTCTAAAAAGTTTGATCACATCACCAGCAGAGGGTGCTGTACCAAATGTAACAGTAGAACCAGTTATAGTATAAGCTGATGTTGGTTGTGTTACGCCGTCCTTTTGTACTTTTACATCAGTACTTGCTAAGAAAGGAAAGGTAATGATGAAATCTTTATTAGTAGAACCTGATTGAGTGTAACTTACTTCTGTTGTAAATGCCATAATTATTTATTCTTGATAAGGATTGGTTTAATCTTATTCATTTGACCTAACTTACGCTCTCTCATTTCTTTCATTTCCAAACCTTGTTCTTTTACAGCATCTTGTATATCAGGATCTTCTCTTAATAATTTAGCCCAACCTTTTTGCTTAGCTTGAGTCATTACATTATGTATCAAAGAATTATGTACATAAGTAGTCATAGGATTATAGTGACGATTACCTGAATTCAAATCGTTTCTCATATCTTTCAATGATTGTTTAACATCAGGTCGGTCAGCTAAATAATCTAATGCTTGTTCTGGATTTTTAAAAGTTTTAAATCCAATTGTAATTTCTGATTCACCTATAGCTTTCTGAAAGGCAGAACGAAGTGAAGGTTCTTTAGATAAATCTATGCTACCAGGAGCTGTATAGGTAGATAATCTAGTATCATAATTACTTTCTCTTAGTAAACGTCTACCAGGACTATCATAATCACCAGTAATAGCAAGAGGTGTTACAGCATTTACAAATCTATGAATTGGATTCCAATCTCTTAATGGATTACCAGTTAATAAATCATATTTAATTGGTAATGGTGTATCAGTAAGTTTTTCACTAGCTAAGTTACGATTACGTATAGCATCCCACATTTCAGAATTTAATTCTCTCATATAAGGAGTGATTATTTTACCAAAATCATTACGTGCAGAACTTAAAGGAACTACATTATTTAATATGTTACCTGTTATCTTACTAAGTTTACCAGGTTGTAAACTCATTAAATCTACTAAATCTGTTAAACCTTGTAGGTATGATTTAGAACTAACAGAACCAGCTAAAGCTAATGCCATTTTACCGTAATAATTTTCAGACCATTCAGAACCCATTAATTTTTGATTATCACCTATATCAGCTATTGTTGAAAGTATAATCGAGTAAGGTTCTAATAAATCATAACTAAACCAAGCTCCTCCAATTTTTATACTCCTAGGTTGCCAACCAGAATCAATCCAAGATTGACGTAACTGTCTATCTTGTGGACCATTACCAGTTAAATTACCACCTATATATAAACCAGTTCCTGATAGAGTTACAGCAGCACCCATAGCTTGTCTACCAATTAATATAGCTCTTTCATTAGCTAAATCTTCTGCACTATTAATTCCATACTGTCTAACTTTATCTAAATTATCAGCTGAAGAACTTAGTACATCTAAATAACGTTTATGTAATAAACCAAGTCCAGGTGTATTTTTATAAGTTAAGTTAAGTCCGTTGATACCTGTACGTGCGAATAAAAAGTAAGGTTTGATTAAAGGGTATTGATTAAATAAACTATTCAATGATTCTGAAAAACCACTTAAATCTGTAGTTAATGTTGCCTCTTTAAAAGCACCTTCAAGGAAAGCATCTTTAGATATATCAATATTACCGTCTGCATCTAATAACTTTTTATAGAAATCATCTTGGAAAATTTTCAGAGTTTGTGGTGTGAATTCAGCTATACCTTCTTCTTGTAGATCTAAAGCCAAACGCATAGCTTTTTCTTTAGCTCTAGAACGTGCCATAATGAATTTATAAGTATCATCCATAGCAGCCATACTTCTAACTGAACCAGTTAAGACACTATTATCATTCAATCTTCTGTTAATATCAGCTAAATTAAAAGCAACTTTATCTCCTATTGTACCTCTTTGATCTGTCCAGCGTCTTAATGCTTCCCAACCTTCATCATATTTATTATATTCTGAAAATCTAGTCCTTAAATCAGCAGTATCACCACTCCAATAAGAACCAAATCTAGATTTAAATACTTGAAAAGCTTCAGGAATAGCTTCAAGTTGAGCGTATAATGCTGAAAGATTAGCCTTTCTTGTTGCATTATCTAATGACATAGCACCTAATGCTCTTTGTAAAGGCTGTGCTACTACAACATGGCCAGTACCAATCAACGCTCTTTCAACAGTTTTAACGCTACTAAGTACACTATTGATGATTACACCATTCAATTCTTTTAATAACACATTTTTAGAACCAAAACTATGTAATTTCTTACGCATGAAGGCATCTAAATCTAACCAATTTTCAATTTTATCAGCTTGTGAAAATGCTTCTAAGAATCCATTTAACAGTTCATCACTACTATCTTTACCAATTAACTCCATTAACATATCAACTGTAGCTTTAGATTCTTCATGTAATTCAACAGTTCTTTTAGCTACAGCTTCACTTAAGTTACCTAAATCTTTAGCTTGAAGCTGCCTTCCCATTGTACTCCAAAGATATCTAGATCTTTTAACGTTAGTTAATCCTACAATTAAACGATCTTTGATGGTTTTCATCGGGCCATCAACATCCATTACATCGACACCAGCTCCAGCTAGTTCTCTTGCACCAATAGATAAATCTCTCAGTTGTTTAAATAAAGAAGCATTGACTAAATCTGCTGCTACAACTTCTTCCATAGCCCAAGATTGTATATTATCTTTGGCTGATTTCCCACCTGTTTGCATGGGAATAGCATCTAATATTGGTTTCCAGAACTCATCAGTAGTTTTAGCCGTAGCATCTCTACCCATGATTTCTTGCATACGTTCGAAAGCACCTTGGAAATATTGTTCCATGGTTAAATTCTTAGCCTTAGCTTCTTTCAACGCTGATTGATATCTAGAATCACCAATAAGTTCTATGACCTTTTCTTTTAAAAATGATTTTTCTAAACCACTTTGAGTAGCCATTCTTTCTGCTTGAAGAGGTGTCATAACTGAATCCGTAGACCCTGTTGCTGCACCTATTTCATCATGAATACGATTGACTTGTGTATGTATGTCATAAGCTTTTCCTGTAGAATTAGGGCTGCCTTGCCAAGGATCAGCTACAGGTTTATTTTTATGTCCACGGAAAGAAGAAGGTGGTAGTCCTTTAATTTCTTTAACATCTACTGGGATAATTCTCTCAGCAAATGCACGTTCAGCTTCTATTGATTGAACTAATTCATCTTTACCTTTTTCAGCTACTTGTATTGCTACGTTCTCATTACGTTTTACAGCTTGTTCAAGACCTTCATTACCAAACCATTTTACTAAAATTCTATCAAAAGCTCCTGCTAAGGACATTTCTTCAAGAACATTTTTAAGTTTTTTAAATAGTGGATGGTCACTATCTTTAGTAGCTAATGGTCCTAATACAATACCCATTTCTGGTACACGCTGTACAATCTCACCAGATAAATTATGATCATCATGGTTTTTAGATAGTAAAGCAGCAACACCTGCAGACACCATACCAGTACCTACAGCACCCATAGATGCCAGTGCACCTGGAGCTGCAGCAGCTAAAGTACCAGCAGTAACTGCACCATACGTACCATAGTGTGCGATTCCTTCTACAATCGGTCCCCACCACGTTTTTAGTAAAGGAGACTCTGCATTTTTCATAGGATCCCATTCAGTTTGATAATTAGGATCGCCTATATCTTCACCATTGGCTGCATCAAATAATCTTTCGGGAGCTGTTAAGGCTCCATCTGCAGCTTCTTGAGCACCTTTAGCAATTGCATTTCTAAATTCTACTACATTTTCTCCGAACCCATATTCATTAGCCTCCTTATCTCGATGAGAAGTTTCTAATTCATTTTCAGGTACTTCTTCAGCATTAGAATCACGGAAAGCTGCACGACCTTCACCACGACCTGAGAAATTAGTAGGTTCTTGTTTAGTTGCTTTTTCTAATTCTTGTTGTCGTGCAAGTTCTTTTAATTTTTGTTGCTCAGCTTCAGCTTCAGCCCGTAGGCGTTCTTCTGCATCCTGTGCTTCGATATCTTTTGCAGTTATATCTACTTGATCTTTCAAGTAGTTTGTATCAAACCCCGTAGGATCTAGTTCAACATCCATGATATTATTTAAGTAAGAATGGTAATAAAGTGTTGGGTTGATTCCATGGATCCTTTGTAACGGATTGCCATTGAGTAAGTACTTCTGGATCTATATAACTAATCTTTTTCCAAGAATCATCATCACCATTATTTGTGTCAGCTAATCTAACTTTCCAAGCAAATAAAGCTTGTTGAAGTTTTACTTGATTCTCTTTGCTATATACATCATCAGGTGATAACCCTGCAAAACCTAACCCAAGTACTATGTCTTCTGGGTGTTGTAAGAATACACCAGCTTTAGTACCATCAGTTATTACTTGACCGATAGTTTTTTGTGTTGCATCTGTATCTTTCAATGTACCATCAGATTGTTCTTGTACATCTCCATCTCTTTCTGCAAATACAGCAGTACGACCAGGAGCTGTGGCTCCTACTATATTACCACTATAACCAGATTCAACTAGTGCACGATTAGTTTTAGAGAAAGAAGATTTATAATTAAGAAAGTTCTGTATAGCTTGAGGTTCTTTTTTTACATCAAGTTCTGTAGCTGGTAAAATTAATAAATCACCTTCTGGTCCATCAGCTGCTCTTAAAGTTTTATTAGCTAAATCCCAAGCAGTATAAGCTGAACCTAAAGATAATTGATGGAATATTTCAGGAATTTCTCCACGTTTAGTATCTCTATATTTTCTTAATGCTGGTAAGTAGGGCTCCAGCCCATTTAAAACTTTTGTATTTATACTATTAGGATCATCTATTAAATCTTTTCTAGCTTTATTTAGATTTATTTGACTTTGTTTATCTTTAGTAACTACTGTTTGCTTAATATATACATCACCTTCTAAATTTGCTCTTACTTTCTCCCAAGCTGCTTCTGCAGCAGCACTTTTAGGTATACCACCTTTAGAATATATCTCACGATACTGTTCAAAGAAATCAGATCTAGCTCTTGCTTCTTCGATAAGATACTGCTCACCTTTATTTACAGTACCAAATGCTCCTTTATGTCTATCGAATAATAGGCCACTAAGCATATCATCTGGATGCCAACCTTTAGGTATATCTAATAAATCTTTTGATGCAGCTACTTCATCTTGGTATTTAACTCTAGTATCAAAAGACATATTCCTAAGATCACCTTCGTGTATAAAGCCACCAGGTCTAGAAATTTTAAGTCCTTCTAAAATTGTACTTTCTTCCTTTGTTATACGTTCTTCCCGTGTTATATAATTATCGAAATCATCTGGTGGATCACCTAAACCATCATTAATCCAATCTTGTTTAAATGCATTTATATGAGCATTAGTTAGTTCACCTTGAGCAACGAGAACATCAAACTTTTGTAATCGTTCTTTCCTTTCAAGTTGTAGATTATTATCTATTGATTCTATACGTGCTTTAGCTGCATCAAATAATCCTCCTTCCCAATTTACTGATTCAAAAGCTTTGCTGGCAAATTCTTTTAAAGGCATTCGACCACCAGGATACTTTTTAGAATCTACCTGACCTGTATGAGTAACTTCTATGTTTTCTATAGCTCGTGCCTCTTCTTCAGTTATTGTTTCAGAAGCTCTTAAAGCTATTACTTCTGTTAAAACCTGTTCAATAGCCCTACGATCTAAACGTTTCTCGTCTGAATTATTAGAAACTTTTTGAATAGGTATACCCATCTCAGCTTGTCTATCTAATATAACATTTCTAATAGCCTTATTTCTAGTTACTTCGATAGGTTCTTCGCCATTTGAGGTAGTTTTAAAAGCATGTAAAAGAGTTTTACCACTTTCTTCTGCAAGGATTTTAGATCTATAAGCATTTTCTCTTTGTATAAATTTTCTAGTTTCACGAATTTCGAGATTCTTTAAAGCAGTATCAAATTGTCTATAAGCTGGTAAGTTGGTACCAAGTACAGAGTATCTCTGTCTAACGTCATTATTATATTCTGCTAATATTTTTTGATGTTGGTACTCATCTGTTACTACCTCTAAATTATAACCCCTTGCAGCTAACCATTCACTAAAATCACTTGGCGTTCTTAAAGCTTGTCCCGCCAAAGCTTGGTTCATAAAACCTACTTTGTATTTATTATAGTCAGACCCAGTTATTATATCAAGTTTAGTACGTTCACTTATACCATCATTTTTTTGAGCTTGAGTAGCTATAATATTTTTAGTTCTATTATCATCTCTAGCTATACCAAGCATCCTTTCATTAGTTTCATGAGTTTGCTGATTATTATTAGCATACGTCATTGCTTTTTGAATCTTTGCGTCCTCTAATTCTTTCGCCATCTGCTTAAGTTTTGGTGCAACCTCAGCAAGAGTATTAATTAATTGTACGGCTGTTTTAGAGTTTTGAATACGTCTTTTATCATTCAACTGCTCAGCTGCCTCACGACGTTCGAAACCTCTATTAATTGGTTTGTAGCTTTTCTCTAAAATTGATGCCCAATCTGGAGCAGTAGTAAAATCAAATGGTTCCATAATTTAAAATCCAAATCCACCTGGTGTCAGTTTTTTAAACGGCATTGCCATACCAGCAATTGAACTACCAATTTTAAGTGCATCCATAAACATAGCTGCTCCTACATTTTGCATAACAGGTCTAGGTGGTGCAACATCTGGAATAGGTTGGAACGCAAGTTCAGCGAAAGATTTATTAGCAAATTCTTTAGTTTTACCTGCTATAGCACTATTTTGAGTAGCTAATATATAATCATTAGTTGTTAATTGTCTAGCAATATCAGCTACGCCTCTACCATATTGAGCTAATTCTGCTGTACCGATACGTTTTATTGAACGACCTGTTCTACCAGCAGCAGCTAAATCAGAAGCCTGACTATTCTGTACCATTTGAGCATACATGTCTTGGTACTTTAATTCAGCGTCACCTCTTGCTTCTCTACGTTTTCTTTGACTCTCAGTGTATGCTGCTTGTGCAGCCATTTCAGCATTATCAGTATTGATTTCATGCTGTATACCTTTAGCTCTGTAAACAGTGAGTTGTTGCATCCACCCACGTTCACGGCGTTCCATTTGGTATTGATACTGCCTTCTGGCAGCTTTGTTAGCTTGTCTAGCTTCGTTACCTAAGCACACGGCAAAACTCTATAAAGGATAAGTTGTTAGGCCCGTGATAAATTTCTCTTAAAAATTTAAAGCCTAAAAATTTGAGTAGTTTTAAGTGGACTGTATTTCGTTTATCAACGATATTCCACAGCAAAGGTTCTGTTCTACTCTCAACAAACCTTTTAGCTTCTCTTGCAAATGTTACTGGATATTCTTGAATAGCTGGTGTACATACCATCCATATAATACCATCATCAACTCCGGCCATACCGGCAGTCTTGCCGTTAGGCACCTCAAACCACACGCCAGTGGACTCCTGAGCTGACTTAATGAGGATATCCATAGGATCTAGCCCCCAGCCTTCTTCGATCTCTCTACGGTCTTCTGGGCGCAAATTAGAGGCCACCTCTTTGGCAGCCTCCACGGTTAATGGGTGAATGTATTTAGACACGTTTGTAATATTTGTTACTGTAATCTCCTTCCCATGTCATTGAAAACAAGGTAGCAGGAGATGGGTGTGTAGATTTTAGTGATAAAGTTAAGTTTGTATTTCTCTCATATATAGGTATAGTAGCATGACTATCAGGTGTAAACTGTATTGCATTAGCTGTATAAGCATCAGCTATAACTGCTTCATATAAGTCTACATAGTCAGCTTTACCTACTCTTTGTAATCTAGTTTCATATACTCCTAAAGGACCAAAGCTGAATTTAACCCTATGTAATACTAAAGATCCATGTACTTGAGATCTAAACTTATCTCCAAGAGTTTGTACAAGGAAGATCGTAGGGAATTTAACTTCCATATCAAATGTATAACCAAGTACAATATTACCTGGTGGTGTAACATCATCACTTGTTAAGTTATCATCTACTCCCTGAGGGTCGTATGTTTTCCAATTACCTTGTACTTTAATACTAGCAGTTCCAGTGTCATCAAATGTATAAGCAGGGCTTGTTACACCTTGAAATGTTTTATCAGTACCAGTTGGTACAGCTATAGCATATAATTTAGCTTGAGTATTATTAAACCCTACTGGTATAGGGAAGGTAGTATAACCTGCATGAGTTCCAGATGTATGGTATGTTAATGCTGTATGAGCTACAGTAGTTGCATTATCTAAATGTAATCTATAAGTTAAATCATCATATACAGTATCAGTACCTAAATCATTAATTAATGTATTAGTAGAATCATCTAATTTAATAGCGAATCTCTGTAATACATCCTTAGTACCATTACGTACTACTACATATAATGCATCATCTAACATCGCCATATGCTGTATATCACCGCTCAAGGTCCATCTAAACCAAGAGTTCTGTATTCGTTTCTCAATAGAACTGAAATATCTATAACCAAATAATTCATTCTTACCTTTAGTACCGAAGAAAATTACTGAATTCTCTCTTGAATTAGCTATTAAATCAATGTCCTTAGGTAATAATCTAGATACTATTTTAGATTGTTCTATAACTTCAGGTGCTCCTTCTCTAACAACATTAGACATTTCAAAGAATCTAGTATTCTTACCACCATTATCAAAGAAACCTACTGTAGTACCTAACGATATTGGGTTAGTATTATGATTGAAATTATAAGTTGATACAGCATTAATCTTAGCTGTCTGTGAGCTTAAGATATCACTATCAGTAGTTAACATAAACTGCTGATTCTTAGTAAATAATACTAAGCCTTGGTTAACTTGTATACCATCATATACGATGGCTGGGTATTCAGAGCTACATGATATATCTATATTATCACTAGCTGTATAAGTGATTGCAGTCTTAGGCCAGAAGTGAAAGAAAGATCCAGGTCGAGATAAGTTAATATTTTCATCACTTAATAGTGCTAACCTATTTCTCCAGAATAACATTTTAGTAATTTTGTTACCTACAAAACTAGGTTCAGATGTAGTTGTAGTATCACCTACAGGACAGTCATCCCAAGTAACTTGCTTAACAGTAAAGGTACCATTAGCTTCCCTAATCATCTGTATCGGCATTGTCGCTGGATCAAATGCTATCTTTCTACCAGGTTCAGCGCACTCTTCCCAGACACCTTCTCCATCTCTATCATTATTACCAAAGAACTTTAAATAATAATCATCTTCATCAGATGCACTATTAGCGACCCTAACTACATAACCATGTTTACATTGTCTAGGTAGATCTGAGACATCTTCTATACTATCTGTAAGTACATTAAGTAATTCACCTACTGGAGTTGCTACATTAAAATCAGCTGCTCCACTACCACCATCACTGGCAGATCTAGTAAGGTATAGTCCTGTACCTATTTGAGTAATTGAAGCACTGTTACCAGATTGAAAAAATTCACCAGTTCCAGTTGATGCTACAACAGCACCACGTACATCACCTAAAATACTTTCAGCTGTAATAGCTGTTTCAGTATCGAATGGTGTAGGTACAGGTCTAATCAAACCTCCATTAGCTTGTACTTGAGATTCGCTATGATCTTCTATAGTTACTCTATATTGACCATGTGCCATCCAAACGTCGACAACATCTCCTGTTCTCCAACCTTCTCCACCATATAATAAATCAAATGTGGTAGTATAACGACAATGATATGTAGGGCTGGTACCGTCAGTTGGCATTGACTGACCTATAGTAACTACTCTAAAATAAAGATTTTTCCTATCGGATGCGTTACCACCATTCGGAGTTACAGTATAATTATAAGCAGCACCATTCCTGTCTTCAGCAACCCCAGCTTCCCCATGAGTAACTGAGAATATCTTTGTTTTTACACTAGGGCAAAGACGATCTGCTGCAGACTCAGTTGTACATCTACTAGTATAACCAGAACTACCAGGTACAGTACCGCCTGGTGCTTGTGCTCCATTAGTATCACAACTGTTAGATGAATCTCTTAGTCTATCAACATGGATCCTAGTAGCAGTAAATACTGATTCAGTAGTTGTATCATCATATATATTTACAGAGTACTGACTAGAATAAGCTATCTTCTTTAATTCTATAAACGCTTCAGCAGGTCTAACAGGTTCTATGGTGTTAGCCATTGCTACAGTTTTAGTACGATTAGCTAAGTAAGTAAAATCGTTCAGAGTTAGAGTCTGTATATCAGCATCATCTGTATGAGTTAAGTAGTTAGTTAATGCAGTAGATGTACCTGAGTCATAGTTAACGGTCATAGAAGCCCCATCACTACATCTCCACATATTTATATCACCAGTTCTACTTACCTGTCCTATGTATTGTTCAGCTTCATCTCTGTAGTAGTGAAACCATTTACCATTTGTCTGCGAATTTAATGCAGCTGTACCGTTGTCACTTAAAGATGCTACTAATTTCCCACCTGGACGTTTAAGTAATCCATGAGTTAGATCAGGTAATACATTCAAAGCATCTTTAACTTGTCCAGGTACTTTTAATTCATCCGGCTGCTGTGATATACCACCATTATAATTTGGTATTGTTTGTGTGACACTTGACATTATCTTCTTAATGAATGAAATGGTTGGTAAGACTGATATCTACTTTCATGTGGTATACCAAAGTAAGAGTGGTCACCTTGGTTGCATTCATATTCTATGCATGCCGCTCTTGCCATTCCTTCCTGAGTTTGTAGTAACTGAACTAACTGAGGGTTAGCTACTAATTGAGTAGCAGCTCTTACAGAAGCTCTATATGTTATGTATCGTTTAAACACATTAGGTAGATCGTCAAAAGGAAATAAGTATACAACATCTAAATACAACGCAGCGTCAAATTCAAACGTATGTGATACAGTATCATATAATAAATACTTACCATTACTATGCTTACGTCTTACAAGATCTCTGGTTTTATTAGTAAAGTTATCATGTAAATCATACCTTAAATAATTAGATGGTATTTCTATATGCTTATTGGTATCAGGTGATACTTCTAC